CCATGTCCTGTAGCCCTTCCTGCATAGCCGATCTTTTTGATTACCTGATTGATACTGGCTTCACTCATGCTTTTTCGTGAGTCATTTCTGCCGGGAAAAATAAATCTGAATCCGCCAGTAATCACTCTTAACTCCTCAAGAAGCCTGAGAGCTTGATCAGATAAAGGCACCATGTGTGGTCTTTTCATTTTCATGCGGGCAACTGGGATTTGCCAAAGACGTTTTTCAAAATCTATCTCAGTCCATTCTGCTGAGCGAAGCTCAATCGTCCTCAGTCCAGTTAGCATGAGAAGCTGAGTAGCTATTTGAGTGATTTTGCTACCAGAATATTGCTCCAGTTGTCTTTGAAACTCGCCCAGTTCTGCCACTGACAAATGTGGAAAATGTTTTTGCTTTGGTGCTTTGAGCACACCGACTAAATCTGATACGGGATTATGCTCAGCCCTTCCAGAAATCACTGCATAGGTAAAAATCTGGCGACATGCCTGACGGGTTTTCTTTAGCTTATCCAGAACTCCCCGTTTCTCCATCTTGCGAAAAACATCGAGCATCTCTTTTGCATTAATATCCGCAATAGGTCTTTTGCCGATGTGAGGAAAAATATCCTTCTTCAGATACTCCAGGATATCTGTCGCATAACCCTTAGACCATGATGGTTTCTTGTGCTCATGCCATTCATGAGCGATAAGCTCAAAGCTGTTGTTCACAGCCAGGATTTTTGCAGCCTTAATATCCTGCTTCTGCTGACTCGGGTCCCCGCCTTCCAGCAGAAGCTTCTTAGCTTCTGAGCGCTTCTGTCTGGCTTCTGCGAGGCTCAGTAACGGATATGTCCCAAACACTACCCGCTTCTCTTTGCCAGCTATACGGTATTTCAGTCTCCAGCTTTTGGCTCCGTTTGGAAATATTTCAAGATACATACCTCCACCGTCGGAAAGTTTGTATGATTTTTCCTTGGGCTTCGCAGAGTCGATTTGTCGGGCTGTTAGCTTCATTTGGGGGCATCATTTCCATTGAACCTGTCGATGCCCCCTATCGTGCCCCCATATTGGATAAGAACGCAATAGGTGACCTTGGACCGAAATGGACCAGCTAGAAGATTTATATTCTGATTTTTAAGGGAAAAGTAGACTTTAAGGGATGCAAACAGAACAGAAAGTGGCGCGCCCTACAGGATTCGAACCTGTGACCTACGGCTTAGAAGTTCCTAGAATCCCTATTTAACACAGTAACTTACCGCATTATGCCGCGCTCACACGTCCCATGATGCTAAAAGACCGCAAAGGTTTAAAAAGGTCTTAAACCCTTGCTTGTCTCAAATCTGTCCCACCTAAACCGGCATCCAGTCAGCTTCATACACCGAAAGGATTTCGTGGGTAACCACGCCGAGCATCACTACACCCTCCAGAGACTCTCCGTCAATCGTCTCGCCCTCTTCGGTGACGATTCCGTGTCTGAAGTATTTCCCTATCATAGGGTAGCCATCTACCTGCCACGCGACCTTATTGCCCGCTACCGGCGTAATTGAGCTGTCTACCAGCGCGAATCCTCTCGGTGTCTCAATGCGGATGGTTGACGATGGCCGGTGAATCATCAGCTTGTTCAAATCTATGCGGCCCTCAACGAAGTCTGCCGCGGGTGAAGGAAATCCCATATCAATACTCCCCGTAGTGGTAGAAACGCTGCCAGAGCTTGTTCTCGCCCTCTTCCGGCGACTGGTCCCTGAATGTCATAACGTTCTGCGCTATCCACTCATTGGCTTGCCTGTGGCTCATTTCCCAGTTGCGCTTTGCAAGCTCAGCAACGAAGTCAGACGTTGACACTGTGACGCCTTGCTTCGCGGTGCGCCGCATTGCCTCATGGAATGAGACCTTTATGTCGCCGTAACGTGGCATGGCGATAGCTCCGATAAATACTGTATATAATTACAGTAATATCATGTCAGTGATTTGATCAAGCCGCTGCGGTTGGGAGATTTGTAAAGGCTTTGTCGGGAAAGGGATTTATTTTGAAGGGGATTTGACGGGTGACTAAGCTTTAATCACCCACCCCGTAAACCTGCTAAGACAGGAGCGGCTGAGTCATTGCCCGGTCGCCGGGCTTTTTTATGATTCTGCTTCTTCGCTATTGAACATTCCCTCATTGGTAGGAACATCGAATACAGGTGGCTTTTCTTTACGTGGCGGATCCTGCTCAATACTGATATTTTTGATTTCTTCAGCCCTCTTGCGGATAACATCCAGCGTTTTTAATGCTTCTTCGGGTGATTCTGCAAGCTGGTAGAGAATTTCAAAAATAGTCTTGATGGCTTCAGTATGATAGGCCGCCGCCGCGCCCGCCGTGTTTAGATATTTGAAGTCTGGAATGACAGTCCCGTCCATAAACTTCCTGTCACCATTAGTCGTTACGGCTTCTGCACAGCACTTCTCCACGTCCTGAGCAATCAGGCCCACCTCTGCCAGGCCATCCTTTTTATCGTATGTTGCACCACGCCAGGAAAGAACAGCAGATAATGGGTCACTGACAGTCTTGATTTTCGTCTTATGGCGCTCATCTGAGCCATTAACCCATGATCCAGGAGCTGACGCATTGCCTGAACGCTGAAATTCCCATGATCCCACTGCTGAAAGAGCCACAAAATATGACTGGATGGTTGTGTCGCCAGCACGCCGAATGCCTGTCTGCACAAGCTCGCTGTACCAGCGGTAAACTGTCCATCCTACCGGGTTACCAGTATTACCCCCTGAAGAAGTGTTATTTAGCTCAACGCGATTGTTTTCACCTGCTGCAACAGCAAAACCCGCCGCCTTACCCGCAGTCAAAGAACTGTTAATCGTCACCGCGCTTGATATGGTTCCACCAGACTTACCATCCACTGTGTTAAGTCTTGCGTCATTTCCTTGGGCTACTGTCCCGGCAGAGCTTCCGTAACCAACACCTATGTTGTCTCGGGCCGCCGCAATGTTTGGAAGGTCTGCAAGATTGCTTGATTTGGCTAACTTTGTTCCGATATTTGTAGCGTTATTATCAATTTGCGTGTTCATTTCACGCCAGCTTCTGCCTGAATAACTGGCATCTGAGCCATAGGGGGTAATTGTCACGTTGCCAGTCTGTGTTAACAGCGTCATCCAGTTAGCAATGCTTTGGAGTATGCGATCCATCGCAGCGGCTACCTTTTTAGACAGCGAGCTGTTGCTCATCTGGAAGCTGGTAACGATGGTGAAGGACGAACCTGCAGGAACAGTAACCTCCGATGGAACCGCAAGAGTCAGTGTCGTATCACTGTTAACTCCTGCGACTTCCATAAAAGCCCCTCCCGCCATTAACATATCGCCAGGGTTAACCCCTGCGGCAGAGTCTGTAAAATTAGTTCCATTACCTGTTACTGTTGTGGAGCCCTTGGTTAATTGCACCGTTCCGGTTCTGTACCATGCCATATTTATTTTCTCTAAAAGTAATAAGATGCATCAATGCAGGGCAATTGACATGCAATTTGCATTGCTCTTGGGTAGGTATAAAGGGGAATATCTGAGCCGGTAGTTTTCGCTCGCGAAGTCGTTACACTATTTCCACTCATCATCATTCCAGACAGCAACATTTTTCTGTAGCTGTACGTTGTGCCTGAGCGAGTATAATCGCCTCGCTGGGTTCCTAATACACAGAGTGGGATCATGGGAAGAGAAACATTACCAGTTGGATTTATCCATGCCTGCCTGTCGCCTGTTGAATCTGAGGTATCATAATATCCTCCAAAGTCATAATAGGCATCTGACCACATTACAGGAGGATATTTGCTGGAATAGGTAATCTGCCCGCTAGCATTCCTTATTACCAGCCCGTAGCCAGATGCGGGTAATGATGGTGAGAATCCACTACTCACTATCACAATCTGTACGCCGGTTACTGAACCGCCCTGCTCTGAACCGTTTACTGAACTAAAGGCGGTGTATGTCCGTATAGAGTTTGAATCTTTGTCCAGAAATAAAGGTGTTGACGTATTTGACCAGCGTGCGAAAACAATATAATTGCCCCCCATATTCAAAACGCTGCTCGGTATATCCCACTGACCATTGATATCCACAACACCCCTGAAAGTAACAAACCCCGAAAGAGATGCGTCGGCAATCTCCATGAAGTTTGATCCATTGGTAATTCTTAATCCGTAACTGGAAGAGGGATTTTCAGCATACTGAATTGAGTAAACATCAATGTTACCGATATCTAATGCACTGGATTGATTTGCTTTAATGGTCGCTATGTTTACGTTCAGGCTTCCATTAAAGCTCATCGATGAGATGTAGTGCACCGGAGGGCCAGACTGATCTCCTACCCCCACCCTGACAACATTCCTCGGCAGGATTAATGCCTTGCTGTTAGCCGGCTGAGATTTGAAACCACCATATGAGGCTGTCTGTGTTTTCACGGACGCAGTGCCAAGATAGGAGGCGTATCGGGTAGAGCCATCAAGAATTAACTGCTTGCCGCCATCATCAGGAGTTATTCTTAATCCGTATGTCGCCATCAGAAAAGTCTCCCCAACTTTGTCCTCTCTACTCCGTTAGTATCAAAGCAGGATATTCCTGTAGAATTAATAACGACGCCGCCAGAACTCCCATTGTCTCCGTACATTTCAAAGCTTCCATCATTTCTCATGATAGTTCCGCTCTTACCTGCTACGTAGTTTGCAGAATAAAAGCTACCGATCTTGGCAAGCGTAATAGATGCATAATCAAAGATGCCTTCAGATATAAACACCTGACCGTTTTTAACGGCAAAGGCAAGTGTTTCAGTGTTATTGCTTGGATTGTAAACAGCAAAAACATCTGACCTTACGGCAAATATACTTTGAACAGCGCCGCCATTCGCTTCAAGGCCAAGCTGAATTCCTGCTACATATCTGTTGCCTGTGGAGGTGTTTAGCTGTAGCTTGACTCCCCATTGTGCAGAAATTTTATCATTTAATGTAGCCAAGGCACTTGATGTAACCTGAACCGTAGCAGATGTTGAGTTTATAGATGACTGAAGTTGCTCAAACCTTTGTGCATAAGCCTGATCGTTTTTGACAATGAGGTTGGTTATTTCCGTATAGCTGGCAGTTATTTTCATTCCCATGTAATCAAGGGATTTATACTTTTGCTGCACATCTCCATCGTTAGCAAGGGCGTTCTCAATAATGGCCTGATAATTGTCTTCTGCTGACTGGTTTAGATTTTGTACGGTCTCGCTTTTCCTCAGTTGCTCATCGATGTAATCAATCAAACCTGCTGAAGAGAAGGTGTAAACGAAGCTGACATGAATAAATGCAGAGCTACCAAATGCATTAATCGTTCTCACATAGTAGTGATAGGTGTGATCAACCTGAAGATTATTATCTGTTGTGTACTGGTTTCCCATGTACAGCCTTGTGGCATTACCCTCAACGGTATCGGTATTACTATTCGGAAGTGGTGTCTCTCCTGATGTCCAGAAATCAAACTGAGTGGATACATTCTGGATTTGAGGGATCCTGGGTGTAAGTGTTGCCTGAAAATACCCCATCGCCACATCTACTGTGCTGGGCGCATCTGGCGCTGCAATATTAAAATCAAGCAAAGCCTCTGGTGATGTCGCTCCGCTGTAGCCCACAGCAACAACATGGGCCGTATAGAGACCCCTGACAAGTCCGGTAAGGCGCGTAAAGGAGCCGGGAACCTGAACGGAAAGAACAAGCTGGCCGTCTTTTTTGATTAACACCTGGTTATAAGCGAACTGCCCTACGTTCTGCCACGAGAGTATCCCTTGGACAACCTGTCCGATCTCTTCCACTGTGTATTTGAGATTCTGTGGCTGAGCAACACCATCAGTAGGAAGTTGTGTGAAAGGTGGCCGCTCGATAGGCTTACCAATCGCATCGCCCCACACCTCAGATGTTTCCTGCTTAAGCGTTAGCTGTACGCCATTTTGGACGCCAAATTTCCAGTCTGTAACGCGCATCTCGACGTTAATAATTCCCAGCGAAGGGAAGTTAACTTTGACATACATCCCGGGGCGATAGCGGTATCCGCTCAGGTTCAGCGTTACATTCAGCGTTCGTGATATCCTTGTGCGCTTGAGCTTGATATCTGCAAGCCTCTGCGCCTGAAACTCTGATGTGACAAAGCGCAATTTGAGGTCCTGAGATATTTCAACCCCGTCCTCTGCCACCCACTCTGATACTGATACAGCCGGAAAATCTACCTCTGCAAAGCGTTGCTGAGGGTCATTGAACGTCCCTTTGACAGTGTTAACACGCTCAGCCTGTGACACCTCAGGCATGATCTCGATATCGCCAGCCAGTTGACTCTCGCTGATAACCTCTGAGGCCGGGCCGTAATAAGCACCCACAAGAATGCCGTGCTTTCCGGCGATGTAAGTGGCCTCGCCTGAACACGCAGACAGCATAGATTCGAGGATACTGGCTTTATTTTCGCTCATGTCGAATTCGCCATTGATGGTGTATCGTCTTTCTGTCTGTCCGTCTGCGCCGCTGACAATCTCATCAGATATATTTGCAGCTTCTTTAAACTGGTCCCAGTTGATATCAGCGTCAGGAACTTTCAGGTAACTCCTGTAGTAGTCGAGGATGCAAAGTGCAGCATTGTTGCTGTAGTTAGTTGCACCGTTTCGCGGGTCATACACCTTGCGGCCGAGTTTCTCTACCGTGATATTGGGAATGCCAGAAGGAAACTTTTCAGAGTCAAACTTTAGCGTAACCCTGAGCCAGCTTATCCCTTTGCCAATCATGTCTGATTTCCATGACGGAGCGTTCTCAAGCATGTACGGATCAGCGGTCTGGCGGTCAATATGCACTTCATAAGAAGCCTTGTCGCCGTATGTGGAGATGTCATCATCCCCAAGGTAGACAGCGCCAATGCTCGTTATGGGATGACCGGCCAGCGTTATAGCAAGGTGAAGAAGCTCTCCGTCTGTCTGATCACCTTCCTGCTCTTCAGAAAAGAAAAGCGTGCCTGCAGAAAGTGATCTGCCATAAACCACGGTCTTTGCGCTGGCAGCCGCACGCAAAACCTGCTTGCGCTCCTGTGCATCCCTGTAACCATCGAGGCTTGGTTTTTTAGCAAGCGCCTGCGAGGCAACCTGCGCCGCAACGGTAATGACCAGGGCGATAGCATAGGCCTGGTTTGCCACGGCGATACCACCGGCAACAGCAGCCACAACTGGAATAGCAGCAGGCATTATCTCACCCTCCATGCACTTAACAGATTTCCACGCAGACCAACCAGCCCTGATTCTCCCGGCACCCAGACAGACCCGCCGTAAAACACCCCAGCACAACGCCTGCCGGCATTCTCGACAACTGCAACGTCTCCACGCTGGATCATCGTCGGACTTACCTCATCAAGAAAACGGCCAAGCACACGCTCAAGGGATCCGCCGCCGCGCAACAGTGCTTTCTTTGCTCCGGTCTCGCTGTCGTATTTACCGCGAAACTCATTTGCAAAGTCCTCGCCACACATCGCCTCTACGCAGTCCGCAGCAAACAGACAGCAGTCATTTTTACCCCATGAAAAAGGCCGCTTTTCAGCGGCCTTGATTACGGTGACGAGTCTTTTCTGCCAGTCTGGATGTTTCATAAAACCTCATGAATAGGTAAAGCCAGGAGCATCCTTTTTGCTGCCCCAGAAAATAGAGCGATCTGCCATTTGCGCCACGTAACGAAAGATACGGTCATCTGACTGAGCCGCCCTGTGTGACTCATCCGTATAGCGGTCAGGGAAAGGTCGCTGCCAGTCATCGAAAATATTGCTCACGGTATACTGCAGCGCATTCGTCTCTCCTGCAGTGGCACCTGTACTGGATACCCGCCCCTGGAATATGAGGTCGGCAACCTGTGGCTTACCGTTGTCGTCGATAGCGACAAGGAAGATTTCGGCAGTTCGCCCTACACACCTTTCATTAAGCGTTTTGGCAAAGAGGGACATATCCAGACCGGAGAGCGTCATTTTCAACTGCGCGGGGCTCGTCGTGTTAGTCTCGCTCACGTCATCAACAGACCCCATGCGGCCCATCCCGTAATAGACAAATCCGTTTATCACGATGGTCCCTGTACCGGAATGCACATATGCAGTTCCTGACTCAAACTGGATGTTTGCGGCCACGACCACCGTCACACGATCTCGTGAAAGCCAGTCAACCATTGAGTCAGAAAAGGGTGAATACATCATCAGAATGCCTCCTCAAACTCGATAGTCGTCGAAGATATAAGGCCGGGTGCGCGACGGATTTCTCCCTGAGAGTTATCCTTTAGCTTGAATATCCCCCAGGGATTTTGCACTTCCAGGGGGGCGTTAGCAGCAGGTGAGGAACGTAGCATAGGCGCAAACTGAACAACCGCGACACCAGATGCGTTGCTGGTCGCATCAGCGGTTACTTTCTTCAGCTCGGAGTTAACCGTAAAGTAGTCACCAGCTCGCAGAACCAGCGTGTTTGCTGACCATCCCTTTGTTGTCAGCGCTACTCCGGTCTGATCAGTATCGGACACAACCGGACTGCCAGCCGGGACCTTACCGTCACGACCCCAGTCACGAATCCTCACCCGACCGTACTCACCATCCAGTGCAGCAATTACAGCCTCAATCTTTCTTGCCTGGTCCTCTTCAAGCACAGAATACTCAACGGTACATGCCCAGCGAGAGCCGGGAAACCGTACCGTCTGAGATGCACCATTGAAGGGGGAGCGGAATGTTTTGGTGTTTGATTCGAGGTGCCAGCTGAGTGAGGAAGGATTCGGACCGGGCCATTCCAGTACATCTGCCATTGTTTACTCCTGTGTTATACACCCAGTAGGCGGCGACCCTGCCCCCGGTTCTGGAAGTCCTGCAACATATCCTGCCTTGCCTGTTTTGCCCCGTCCGTGGCACCCTTGCGGGCCGCATCTTCCATAGCGCGCTGCAGCGCAGCATCTCCACTGCCGCTGACCTGAATCGTCTGGTGGATGATGACATCACCTGACCTTGCGCTACCTGACTGCCCACCATCCACCATCCTGACACCGAGCGTTCCATCCGAAGCTTTCTTCAACGGCATGATTGCCTCTGGTCCCGCCTCACCAAACACGCCGCCACCCTTGGCGAACGCGAAGAATTGAGGGGAGTCATAGACGCCGCCACTGTAGGCGCTGAGTGAAGGTGAGTCGTAGATGCCACCCTTGGCATTGGCTTTGACTGATGACGCGGCACCTGAGGCAAATAAACTACCCAATCCACCTGAAAAGCTGTTGCCAATCCCGACAAGAGACTGACGGATAGCTATACGCGCAATATCAGCAAGTACAGAGTTTGCGAAGTCAGAGAATGATGCCTTACCGGTTGTCACAAACTTAACCAGCGCATCTTCCATGCCGTTAAATGCATTGCTGAACAGTTGCTGAGACATTGCAGATACGTTAGCGGCGCTGTCCTGATACTCCTGCCAGGCACGTTTAGCACCGGCCGTGAAGTTGCCACGAAGGTCATTCATGCGCTGCATATGAGCATCGTAGTTGCTTAACTCAGTCTGCAGGGCTTGCTGCTGTAGCTGAATCTCCTGATCAATCTCCTCACGGGCAATCTCAGTCGTTGCCGACGCGCGCTGCTGGCGTAGTTGGCTTATTTTGTCGTTGTAGGATTGCTCAAGGGAAAGGCGCTGCGTGTACTGCTGCTGCTCGTACTGGCTGAAACCACCACCGGCAAACATCTCGTCTGTCGAATACTGGCTCATCCGGTTGGCGATCGTGCGGTTGATATCCGCCCGTGCGCGCTCCAGTGCCAGTGCCTTTTGCGCCGTCTCTATCTGGCGCTCAAGTGCGGCATTCTGCTGATACTGCTTCGTGAGGATGTCGGCATTGGCTAACAGTGATTTCTGGTCTGCGGTCAGAGTACCTTTGCTTTTCAGGTCAGAAAGCTGCTGTTCCCACTTAATCAGAGCCTGCTGCTGCGCTCCAATTTTGTAGCCAGTGCTTTCCTGCATTGCTAACGCGGCATTCTGCTCTTTTAACTGCAATAACAGCCTGTCAGCAGCATCATCACGATAGGCTTTGACCTTTGGAGTTTTCGGGTCCTTGAACTTGTCGTCAATATTGGCTCGAATTCTCTTCTCTTCTTCAGCACTGATTGCATTACCTGCCGCCCTGGCTTTCTCAAGGTCTCTTGTTAGCTCTTTCTGAGCTTTGCTTCGCTTCTCGGCGTTACTGAGAGTCTGCTCATTAAGCTGGTTGATTCTTTCCTGGGCTTTGATTCCATCCTGCTGGCGATTGTTATAATCACCAATTGCACCGTTCAGAACATCTTGAGTTGTGATCTGGCTTTTTATTGCATTTACTTGCTTCTCTGCAAGCTCAACATAACCAGAATTTCCTTGATAGTTAACGCCATATGTATTCCACAATCCATTACCAAGACCCTGGCTCCTTCTCGCGTTATCTAATGCCTTCTCTGCTTGCGATAACTTTTCCTGAAGAGTTTGTTCACGACCTATGTTGAGCATAGAATCCCATGCTTCTTTGGCTGCTCCAGATATGCCAGCCCAGGCCTTTTCTAATGATCCAAGGTTTTCTTTTATTTCATTTGACCGCTTTATCCATGATGAGGCGTATGCTTCCGTTGCCACCCTGGCCGCCTCTTGCTCATCTCCTTGATCATGCAGTGCTTTAATCTGGTTATATGTTGAAAGAGTTAATAAGTGATATTCATCATTGAGTTTTTTTATTGATTCTACTGGGTTATTGGCAATTCTATTGAAGTCATCGACTAATTTATCTGTAGATATCCCAGTAGCACTTCCAGCCTTAACTATTGCGGTTGTAACTGCGCCAAGTGATTCACTAGCGACTTTTCCACCGGCAACAACTTGGTTTAGAACTTCTGCCGCTTTACCTATCGTAGAGCCTGTATTTTTTGCCACTTCTGCTGATAAATCAGAAAGTTGACTGGCTGTTTTCCCGGCTGTGTTGCCTGTAAGAATCAGAGATTTGTTGAATTCGCTTTGCTCTTCTGATCCCTGATAGTAAGCAACTGCCAGAGATCCTGCAGCCGCCGCCGCAACTGTAAATGGATTAACTAAACCCAAAACATAACTACCCAGCGCTCTAGCAGCAGGCGCTATCCCCCCAAACATATCCTTGAGTTGGCCGCCTTGCTGCAACAAGACTGTAAGTGGTGCCTGACCGGACGCAAGACTGACTACAATGTCAGTCATCTGTGCTGGTACTAAACGCATGTTAGCCGCTAATTGCTTTGATGACATGCCAGCCTTTCCTGCCTCACTGGCATAAGCATTCAAACCTGCACGCGTTTGCTCGATTTTTTTTGAGTAGTCAGCAAAAGTTTCAGTGTCAATGAAGCCTTTGGCTTGGAATTTTGATAACTGCCGCTGCTGGTCGTCAAGTCTGTTTAATGCAGCGTTTACGGGGTCAATTTTATCAAGCAGCGCTGAAAGCGATTTGGCTTCATCATCGGTTGCTTTTGTAACCTTTCCTGAACTGGCCGCCGCCTTTTGGCCCCATTCAGTAAGTCCGCTCAAAGCTCCCGCCAAACCTTCAGCATTACGCTGAGCGCCGGTGCTATCGATGACGATCGCAAGGCGTGATTGTTGTTCGGCCATCTTTTCTCCGCGCATAAAAAAACCCCGCCGTAGCGGGGTTCAATTGTTAAGTGCTATTGAGATCTTTATTAAAGACCTTGCTCAGCCTTTTCCTTCGTATCACTGTCACGCTCGGTTAAGACTTTATTAAAGAGGGTTGATTCATAGTTTATAGTCAGATAACCCTGCCCTCGACTCTTGCCCTTAAGCTCCAAGCTTATCATCGCACCACCACTTGGCTTGTAGTATGAGCTATATGCACCACAACCTTGATATGCAAGACATTGATAAAATTCATCACTTTCTTTATAAAGCTCTTTTCCTGAGTACTCAAACTTGTCGCTAGGATTACCGTATTTTTTAGAAAGTATTGCGCTAAGTTTTTTGTAATCCTCAATTCCTTTGCTTCCATACGCATCGTCAGTGATGCTTTCAACCACGATAACCTTAACCAGTCCATATTTTTCATCGACTACGCCGTAGTATGATTCAAAACCGGGAACTTTGATCGGAGGGTTATTTAGCGCATAAAGACTTAAGCGGGAATTGTTCTTGTCTGCTGGCGAGGCGCTGTATTTTTTAACCAACTCATCCTTACTTTCACCCCACTTCAATCCTAGAGGCGCTTGAATTCCTCCCTCAACCATAACCTCAGCCGATTTCACTCCGATTGATGAAACAAGAAGAACGGACAATAAGACAATTTTAATTTTTTTCATTTCCCTACCCCATGAGGTTGCATAGGAGTAATCCTAAAGGGTAGCTAATGCAAATGAAAGCAAAACCACTTTATTTTGCTTGTTTTTTGTCCCACTCTTCCCGCGCCGCATCGTCCAGGGCAAATATGGCTGCCTCAAACTCTTCGCGGTCAATAAGCAGAGGGTTTTGTGCGAGGTATGTACTGATATCATCCAGCGACAACGGAAGCGGTGCAGCGACCATTCCTGCATACCGGCGGCTACGGGATATAACGGCATAGGCGTTGAGAATCTCAGTGCATACGCCGTCTATCACCGGCTCAGGCACTGGGGAGAGTCCGAGCTTCTCGCGGGTCCATCTGGCCTTTTCGCCTTTCTCGCCGCCGTACACATTCAGCCATTCCTGCGCTTCGAGGACTTTCCCACCGTTTCTTTCTTCTGAGCCTCTTTGCCCTGCGCAATCTCAGATGCTGCACCCAGCA